GGAGGAGCGGACAGAGATCCTGAAATTGGCGGAGTATTACTTCTCGGATCTGCACGGCAACTGGACGGCCACGGCGATCTTCAATGCCTGGGTGGAAAAGTACGATGTAGCAAAACCAGAATGGTTTAAAGAAAAGTAGGAGGAAGAGCACATGAATGAAATCACTTTTACTGCTTTAAGGCTTCTGACCATGATCCTCATGGCACTGATCAGCGCTTATGTCATCCCCTGGATAAAGACCAGGATCGGAAATGAGCGCCTTGAACAGATCTCCCAGTGGGCTGCATGGGCCGTCTCCTGGGCCGAGCAGATCGTCGATAAGACAGGAGCCGGCGCCGACAAGAAGATCATGGTTGAGAGCTTCCTGAGAGATCTCCTTGCGGCAAAGGGACTCGTTCTAACTGATCAGCAGATCGAGATCCTGATCGAGTCCGCCGTCCGTCAGATGCATACGACCGAGAACGATGTGCTGGAACTCCCTGTCGCCAACCCGATCGGATTCCATTATGATCCTGATGCGGATGAGGATCCGGACATGGAAGGCAAGATCAACGCTGCCAGCGAGGCGCTGACATGATCAGCAACAGCGGCCACGACGAGCACGGCCGGTACTCAGGAGGAGCTGCCGGAGACCAGACCGGCGGGGAATGGGCGCGGATAAACTGGTACAGCCGTCCGTGGAATGTCGTGCTGCGGCATCCAGATCCGGCCGTCGGCGGCCTCATAGCTCAGTTAGCAGGCGAGGCAGCCGATAATGACAGAATCGGCTACGATCAGAAAGAGCGGGGCATGTTCTGGATCCGGCTCAAACAGGCAGGCTTTTTCCCGTCAGCCATCCGCATCCTCTGCGAGGCGGACTGTTCCGCCGGAGCCGCGGCGATCGTTAAGGCTGCTGGCTACATCCTCGGGGACGGCCGCCTGCAGGGTGTGTCGCCGGATGCCTATACCGGCAATCTCAAGTCAGTGCTCAATGGCGCTGGCTTTTCTGCATTGACGGACAGCAAGTATCTGACATCTGATCAATACCTGCTTCCGGGCGATGTTCTCCTCTATGAGGGGCATCATACTGCTATTAACTTAGACAGAGGGAGTAAAACGACTATGGCTTATTCAGTGGAGGCGCATATCGCCGCAACAGCAGCATTTGCAAAGACAGCCAAGGCTGGCAAGTACATTCACGGAGACAGCCACAGCATCCCGCCGTGCGCTGACCATATCACGGCATGCGACAGGGGAGCGGTTGCCAGACCGCTTTGGGATCTCGGATTCACCGATCAGCCCCGTGGCGGCATCACGGTCCTCAACATGGAAGACTGGTTAGTGGCTCACGGATGGAAGAAGCTGTCACCTAATAACGGACTTAGGCGTGGCGACATTGTCCTGATGAAGCAGAACGGAACGAGCAAGCCGACAGCAGACTGGCATACGTTCCTGGTGACGGATGTAACAGTATCCGGGAGCGTCACGCTGATTAACAAGTACGACTTCGGATCAACCGAGAGAATACAGGCCGGTGCTTACTTTGTCGGGACTCCGGTCAATCAGTGGGCAAACAGATCTGTCTACTGTATTTTCCGTTGGGGCAAATCCGGGACAGATGAGAATCAGCCCTACACCTTCGCGCCAAAGGATGTCAAAGCCGGATCAACTGGGGCTTCCCAGTACCTCGCTACCGAGATCCTAAAAGCCTATGATATCAAAGCCAGTAACAAGAACGGCAAACCTCAGGATCTGGAATTGAATGACAGATGGACGAATGGCGATATGTGCGCCATGACACAGTGGAAACTCGATCGGCTCCGACAGAATGGCGTCAATTTGGCTAAGGGCCCGTACGGCGCCGGTGAGATCGGGCCCAGAGACTGGGAGAGCCTCTTAAGCTCCGGGCTTCCTTTCAGGGCGCTCCCTGTTCCAGATAAGCAGAAGCAAGGTCCATCGGTGCTTCTGGCCCAGAGGATCCTGAGAGCCAATGGCTATAAGGGCGAAGATGGCAAGCCGATCGCACTGGATGCTGTCTTCGGATCCAACACGGCTTATGCCATCAGACAGTGGCAGAAGGCCTGCAAGCGGACACCGACAGGTGCCATGACCTACTCCGACTGGAAACTCATCCTTAAAGACATCTGACCTTTTTCATATTCATTTTTCCTCTTTCCTTAGCCCCTCGGTTTGACCGGCCGGGGGGCACTTTTTTATACAAAAACCTACGCGAGACCTACGCGGGCATGAAAAATCCCCGAAAATACGGTATTTTCGGGGAGTAATTATGCCGGTGGTGGGCTCATAAAAGCCCGTAAATACGCGGTTTCCCGCGGAAATGCGGACTTATCATATAACTAAGTTGGTACATGTTTAACTCAATAACCTACGTAAAACCTACGCTTTTTTGACGAGTGTCAGACCGTCCAGAACGGCTTCCTCGCGGCTCCTCATCTCGTTTGTGATATGCAGGTAAATGTCGCGGGTAACACGGCTGTCAGCATGACCGAGCCTGTGACTGATGAGGCTGAGGTCGGCTCCTTTTGCCGCCAGGAGCGAGGTGTGCGTGTGCCTCAGGTAGTGTGGCGTGATGGCTCTGGAGATGGCCTTTGCCGCTGTCTCTGACAAATATTTCCGATAGGCGTCATAATGCACACGGTGGCCGTCTTGTTCGAAGTAGAAGACGTCTCCGGGCGTGATCGTGTCCATGAGGGCCTTCAGCTCGTCCTGGATGTAGATATCCCTTGTCGAGCCGTCCGTCTTTGTCGGTCCGTCCATGCCGGTGATGTTGGAATATGTCTCCACGACATGGATGACACGCTCTTCGACATTAGCTGCCTTGAGGGCGATGATCTCCCCGATTCTCATTCCGCTGAGGGCCGCGAAGAGGGTAATGTCATGATAGATGGAGATCTTCATGGCATCCAGAAGTGCGGTCAGCTCGTCCGGCTCAAGGTACTTATGCTCCCGCCGACCTCTCGGATCATCGGCATAGTGTGGTAGTTTTGAGAGATATGACACATCTGGAATGTAATCCATTTTATACGCCCATCTGAGGAATGCCGAGAATCGCTTGATCCGCTCGTTTTTCGTGACGCTCTTTGCATCCCATTTATTGAATACCATCGTGATATACCGCGCCGTCAGCTTATCGGCTCTGACATTCTCGCCGAGCAGCTCGACGGCTTTTTTTATTTCGCGGACATTCCGGTCGATGGTCTGCGGCCTGAGTGTCGCCGGAGCGCTGTCCTCATAAGCCGCCAAAAGACTCTTGAGTGTGATTCCCTTCGTGTCTGATGTGCCTGCCTCGTATCTTGCTATTTTCGCCCTGAGGAGTTCCTGCGCGGCTTTGCGGGTCTGTGATGTGTTCTTATCCATCGTCACAGAGGTGGTCTTCCGGAGCATCGTCATCGGGTCAACATACGACTCGAAGAACCTATATTTTCCGTTTTTCAATGCCTGGCTGTACATAAAAATCCCTCCTTATGGTGAATTTAAGGAAGGACCATGATATAATGTTTCTGCGTGCGATCATGCCAATCATGGTCCATGTTTTACTTCCGCGGACGACGGGGTGCATGGCGTAGAATATCGTCCACTTGTATCGGAGCCGTTCCTGTGCCAGCAGGGGCGGTTCTTTTGATATTAGTTATTCTGAAGCTTACAACTTTGGCGTTCTTATACCGTCAATATGCTCATAAAGGTCAGGCTTTATTTGGGAATGCATCGGGTCAAGGATAAAGTCAATACCTTCACGACGAGCTTGTTTTGCAGCCGGAACAAAATCGCTATCTCCAGAAATGAGGATAATTTGGTTAACCTGCTTTTTAAATGCCAGTGATGAGATGTCAACGCCAATACGCATATCAACACCTTTTTGCTCGAGATTCAAAAAAAGATCGTCTTCCGTAAGATCAGACGGCTCTAATTTTCCAGCGCATAGTTTTTTTAATGCATCATACTTAAGCATGTAATGAGTCTTATTCTCACTTAATCGCCCCATCCGCAAAGCAAACTTTCGTTGATGTTTTAGCTCTTCCAGGAAAGATTTCGCCCATTTGCATTCATCGGTTTTTGCCAAATTCAAACTTTTACCTGTCACGGGATTCAGAACGTTTATATTGTCTGTAATAGGCGGGCAGTCATAGTAGAAAACTCTATACAAATACCGGTTTTCATATTTATCATGAAGGTGCTTATAACAATAATCACGTAATTCTTTAGCCCGTTCCTCTGGTGTCTTTGATCCCCACAGAGCTTTAGCTCGTTTTCGATAGAATCCGCCATCAACTAAGATCGCTGTACGAACCTGATGTCTCTCAATATCTCTATTATCCATGGTTCCTCCTAAAAGAAAAATACCCAGTGCTTCGTCACTTCCCTGATCGTGGGAGGACTACCGCAAAGGGTATGTTCATACTATGATGGTACTCCCAAATCGAAACCTTGTCAAACGAAATTCTATGAATTATTTGTGTCTATGTCGCATTATCGCATACTATAACACTTATCCGAACATCCTCACTACTGCTTAATACCCCCTAAACAACTCCGCATCCCGCCTGGCAAAGATATAATCCTCATAATCCATACCGAGAGCTTCCGCCGCCTTCAGGCTCCGTTTATATGACCGGGCCAAGGCCGCGTCAAGGCGGCTGTTCCGCTTTTTGTTTTCTCTCGGCGTGATCGGCTTTGCGCGTGTGACGGCTTCGACCGGCGGGGCAGGAGATGCGGCAGCGGGCTTCTCGGTCTTGGCTGGCTCGATCTTCTTCGGTTCGGCCTTCTGGATCCGCGTGTCAGCATTGGTAGAGACGGCTGCCATCACGGCAAGTATCGGTTCGAAGATAATGACGTGGTTCCCGGTCCGGACTGAGATCCCGTAGATCGAGCGGTACTTCTCGATCGCTTCGACCAGGAATGGTTCCGTGACGCCCAAAAACTCAGCAAGCTCGTATTGGTTCTGGCAACCGGCCTGGAAGGCAGAGACGATGCCCTTAAGTCCGATCAGCCGGTTGTAAGCCCAAAGCCTGGCTACCTGTTCCTGCTGTCGGTTGGCGATGACATGGAGATCCGTGATATTCCCGGCGGAAGTGAAGTGGTGTCCGAGCTCTTCTGCGAGAACGCAGGTCTTGTCCTCAGGGGTCAGCTCTGCAGCCAGGAAGATATGCCCATCCTTAAATAGGCCTTTGACAGGTGTTTCAGCCGTATCATTGGCGAAGTCGCAGTTTTCGTGAATGATAATTTTCTGATCGTAAGCGATCTGTTCTAATTCTTCGTATTTTGTCATTTCATCATCTCCTTGAGGAGCACTCCCCAATTAGATGATAACAAAGCTGTTGCGCAGGAGTCTGTCCAGATGGGATTTATGTGTACATCGTGATGCACATTACTTGTCAGTGGTCTTGATAAAGCTGGCATATTCTTTGATCTTCTCAAGCTGTTCGGGCGTGTATTCGTCGCCGTCGAAGTGGGCGGCGATGGTGGTGGGCTGAGGAGTAAAGAGTTCTTTTTTATCAACAAGCTCCCCTTCAGCTAAACTCTCTGTATCGATTCCCAGTTCCTTGGTAATCTTCATTACGTTAGTTATATTCGAGTTTTCGATTCCACGTTTTAGAATGCTGTCAAGGGTAGTCCATGGCATGCCAATTATTTCGCAGAAGCGTTTCAGGCTTCCATACTTTTCAATAATCAGTTCTTTTAATTTGAGTTCAACATCATTCATAATCATTTCCTCCGCTGCAAATCAACGCTGTACCCATATTATAAGATAGAAATATCGAAAATTCAAGATTTATTTGAGAATATGAAGATAATAATCTCGAAAAATAGTTAAATACTTCTTGACAGTCTCGAAAATTCGTGTATCATTATATTGTAATCACGATAAATCGAGACTTCAGACAGGAGGTGTTCACATTGTATCCAAACTTGGACGCTGAGATGGCGAGGAAAAGAATTACAAGACAGTCTTTGGCTGAGAAGCTTCACAGGACTCCGACCACGTTATCTCTGAAGCTCAATGGAAAGGCATTTTTGACATTGCCTGAATGCATTGAGATCAGAGATGCGATAGGGTCGGAGTTTTCTATTGACTATCTCTTCGCAACCGAAGACGACCCGACCCCGGCGATAACAGAATGAAAGGAGGGGAGGAGACGGAAATGTATAAAACAGTCTCGCACCTGGCAGAATATGCGGACCTGTGTCCGACTGAGGTGAGACGGAAGATCAAAGGGATGAAACAGTCAGGAGCTTACCCGCTGACGACATTCCTGACGAACCCGATCAGGGTCAACCTGGACGCATTCATCCACTACAACACTTACCAGTATTTCATCACTAACGGGAAGCAGTTCCCAGAATGGAGAGAAAAATGAAGGCAAAGAAAGCGCCCCGCGTGGCGGCAACCAACAACGGGGCAAAGTATCACAAACACATTGTATCACGGCACTGGCGCCGGCGCTATCAAAAAATGCGCGAACGGTTCTTTTTCGGGATCTTCTGCGCAGGGGTCATGGGATTCCTGATCGGGGGAACGGCGCTCGACTCTGATCCCGCTGCCGCGGTAGCCCTTATCGCGATCAGCCTTGCAGTATGTGTTGTCATCTACGTGCAGAACGTCGGAGGGAGGAGTTTCTCGTGAAGAAGGACAAGATCAAAGTCATCGTCAAGCCTCCGAGGCGAATCGCCCATTTCGAATGGATCGACAACACGCTCGAAGCTTTTCAGAAGATCGTTGGCGGCCGCATAGAAACGGTCACGATCTCACCGGATCTCGTTATTGTCAGCAATGAGGAAAGCCGCCTGCTGGGACTCGAAGAGAACTGCCGGCTTTACCATCCGGACAATTACCGGGTAACAGACAATTCTTTCGCAGGCACGATTATTGCCGCCGGCATTAAAAAAGACGCGTTCTCCGATGTGAAGGTCAGCCTGGCGCAGTTCATGGCCATGGTCGTTTAGGAGGACGGACTATGGCAGAAGAGAAAGCGTATACGATCATCGACTGCACTGATCACGAAGGATGGTTAAAAGCCCGTGCCAGCGGAATAGGCGGATCCGATGCCTCGGCCGTCATCGGCATGAACCCTTATAAGACAAATATTGATCTCTTTGAGGAAAAGACCGGGCGGGTCATTCCTGAAGACATCTCTGAGAAGCCTTATGTCCTTTATGGAACACTGGCTGAGGACCACATCCGGGAGCTGTTCGCCCTGGATTATCCGGAATACCGGGTCGAGCACCACAACAACAGGATCCTGCGGTCGGTCGCACATCCGTTCATGCAGGCAAGCCTTGACGGTGAGCTGACGGATCCGGACGGCCGGAGAGGCGTACTGGAGATCAAGACGACGAACATCCTGCAGTCTATGCAGCGTGAGAAGTGGAATGACCGGATCCCTGACAACTATTACATACAGGTGCTTCATTATCTGATCGTTACGGGATACGACTTTGCGGTCCTGAGGGCACATCTTCGGAGCGACTGGGGAGACGACCGCCGGACACAGGTGAAGCACTACTTCATTGAGCGGTCGGAGATAGCCGACGAGCTCGAGATCCTGCTTGAGGAAGAGGAAAAGTTCTGGCAGTACGTCGTCAGCGGCCGTAAGCCGGCCCTGGTCCTGCCGGAGATCTGAAGGAGGTTATGAAAAAGGTTATGGAATTAAAGATATACAACCCGCAGGAAGGCGGATTCGTCAAAGCCATAGAGTGGAATAACGAGGAGCTGAAGGCCGAGATTGCAGCTAAGGTCAAAGATTACGAAGGCCTTGTCTATGTCGGAGAAGCCCAGATCAAGGAAGCGAAAGCTGACAGGGCGAACCTTAACAAGCTCAGGACGGCGATCGAGGACGAGCGTAAGCGCATTAAGAAGCTCTGTCTGGAACCTTATAACCGGTTCGAAGCACAGGTCAAAGAGGTAACAGCACTGATTGATAAGCCGATCGCCATGATCGGGGAGCAGATCGAGGCCGCCGAGGAAGCCAAGAAGGCAGCCAAGAAAGCGGAGATCGAAGAACTCTTTAAATCTATCGGCTTCCAGGACTTCGTCACTCTGGAAGCTGTCTGGGATCCGAAATGGCTCAACGCGACAGTCACCATGGCTAAGATCGAAGAGGCCATGAAAGCCCGCATGTACCAGATCGGGACTGATGTCCTGACGATCAGCGAGCTTCAGGAATACAAATTCGAGGCCATGGAAGTCTATAAGCAGACGCTGGATCTGAACGCAGCCATACGTGAAGGAAAGAGGCTCCTTGAGATTCAGAAAGCTAAGGAAGCGCAGGCGGCCCGCGAGGCAGAAGAAAAGGCCGAGCGCGAAAGAATGGCCGCCGAGGCAGCCAAAGCCCCTCAGAAGCCCAAAGAGGCGGCGGCAGCGGTCCCGGAAGAACGGCAGGTGACGATCATTTTTAAAGTCACAGCAAAGGAAAGCCAGTTCGCCGCGGTCAACCAGGCACTTGCCGGCATCCAGAGAGCCGGCGCGTCACTCGAGATCTTGCAGAAGGAGGAAGGTTAAATGGCAGTACAAAATTCATTGGCAAAGACAAAACAGAAAGTCGGACTTACGGCATATCTTACACAGGACGCCGTCAAAGATCAGATCAATAAGGTCGTCGGCGGCAAGAACGGCACACGGTTCATATCATCGATCATTTCAGCGGTTCAGACAACGCCCGCCCTGCAGGAATGCACTAACTCATCGATCCTGTCGGCTGCGCTTCTCGGGGAAGCACTCAACTTATCACCATCCCCGCAGCTCGGCCAGTTCTACATGGTTCCCTTTAACAACAAAAAGAAAGGCTGCACCGAGGCCCAGTTCCAGCTCGGATACAAGGGCTATATTCAGCTTGCCATTCGGAGCGGTTATTACCGGAAGCTGAATGTCCTGGCGATCAAAGAAGGCGAACTGGTCCGTTATGATCCGCTCAACGAAGAGATCGAGGTCGAGCTGATCGACGATGATGTTGTCCGCGAAGAGGCTCCGACGATCGGATACTATGCCATGTTCGAATATGAGAACGGATTCCGGAAGACACTTTACTGGTCAAAGAAGAAGATGGCTGCCCACGCCGAGAAGTATTCCTTCGCATTCAAGAAGAACGGCGGGCTCAAGGCCCTTGAGGATCTGCAGGCCGGCAGGATCCCGGAGAAGGATCTCTGGAAATATTCCTCATTCTGGTTCCAGAACTTCGACGAGATGGCGCTTAAGACGATGTTGCGGCAGATCATCAGCAAATGGGGGATTATGAGCATCGAGCTTCAGAAAGGCCTATCGAGCGATATGGCTGTCATCAATGAGGACGGAGCTCCGGATTACGTCGATACGGACGAGGGAATGGTCATCGACCAGGCGGATCCGGAAGAAGCACCTGAAGCAGAACAGGAAGCGATACCGGACGCACCGGCGTCGGAAGTTGATAACCAATTCTTTAAATAGGGTCTTAGGTCCCGAACAGACCATTTGGGCCGCTGCCTTCCGGCTGCAGCTATGACAAAGCAAGAAACTCTCACCCTTTTACCCCCTTAGCCGGAGGGCAGCAGGTTCAGCAAGTATGGAGGCGGTACATGAAAGAGATCTCATTCTTCGTTCCGGGCAAGCCTCAGGGCAAGGCCAGGGCGCGGACCGTGCGGATGCCGAACGGATTCACCAGGTCGTTCACACCGGATAAAACGGTGCTGTATGAGAACCTGATAAAGAGCTGCTTTATGGAAGCTGAGAGCCGGCATGGAAGCAAGTTCAGTCTGGAAGCCGGCACACCTGTCGAAATGGAGCTGACAGCCTGTTTCAAGCCGCCGGTCAGCCAGTCTTTGAAGAAGCAGAAGCTGATGCTTCTTGGAGAAGTCCAGCCGCTTAAGAAGCCGGATATGGACAACATCGTAAAGGTCGTGGCGGATGCCCTCAATGGACTTGCCTATCACGACGACACACAGATCTGCGTCCTGACAGCCAGGAAGACCTATCAGTCGGTCGAAGGCCTGCAGGTACTGATCCGTGAGTATGTGCCAACAGTGACTGTGACAGACCCGGCATCTGATGTCAATGCAGCGGTTCCAGGACAAATCCCCGGACAGATATGTCTTGAGATACATTAGCACATAAAAAAGAAGGGAGCGAAAGGACAACTAAGTAAAGATGGCAGGACGACCAAAACAAGGGATAGATTATTCCGGCTGGTCGGTTGACATTTTTGACAGCGACACGAAGATCGATAGACTGCTTGACGCCCACGGATGGGTCGGATTCGGAGTTTATTTCTTCCTGTGCCAAAGGGCATACAAGAGTAATGGATATTTCTATGAATGGGGCTGGGCCGATTGTGCATCTACTGCGCGTAAGATGGGCGGCGGTATTGGGTCCCGGACGGTTAAGGAAACTGTCAGCTACTGCTTGCAGATTGGTCTCTTTGATCAGGGGCTGTTTGACAGGTGGTCAGTACTAACATCTAGGGGTATCCAGCGCCGGTACTGGGCAGTTTTGTCTGAACGGCGTTCTAAAATTGCATTCGAGGAATACTGGCTTTTGGATGATGAGGAATGCAAAGGCTTAGTTAAAGTCAGCCGTGACACTCATTTGCAACCGACAAATGCCCATTTGCAACCGACAAATGCCCATTTGCTTCAAGAAAGTAAAGTAAAGGAAAGTAAAGAAAAGAATAATATAGCGCCTCCGGCGCGTACACGCACAAGAAAGAAACAGGGCTTTGAATCGGAGCGCAGCTATGATTACGACGAGATCGAGAAAAGCCTTCTTGATGCGGGAAGGAAAGACAAGGAGAAAGAAGATGAGTGAAAAAAAGATCGGCTACTGCGGTTTCTGCGGCCAGGGGAATATGGTCGAAGCCGGAGAAAGCTTTGAACAGGCAGATCTGGATCTGGAAGCCACGTATATTTGCCATTGCGAAGGGGCCAGGAAGATGCGTGAGCGAGAGGCTCAGAAGGAGGAGGCTCTTAGCAATATCGAGCAGCTCGTCTCACAGAAGTATCCGGAGATGGCAAATATCCTCTATGAGTGTGTCAATGCGATCCAGGAAGGCAGTGTCAGGAACGTCACCGTCAGCAATGATGAAGGCGTCAAAGCGGTCCTGACGTCTAACACCGGGAAAATCAAGCTGAAGCTGTCGAAGACAGATAACTGGGAGATTACGGCATAAGGAGGTTATCAGAATGGGACAGAAGGAAATGATCCTCGATTACATGAAGAAAAACGGCTCCGTCACGGTCTGCCAGGCTGAAAAGCCGCCGATCCGCTGCCGGAGACTGGCCGAGATGATCCGCCGGCTGAAGTGTGACGGGCATCAGATACAAACGACCATGATCTATGTCGATGAGAAGGACAGGCGCTACGGATACGCGAAGTACAGCCTGATGAACAGTCAGAGATCGATCTTAGGAGGCGGGCAGTGATCTATGAACGGAGAAGGCTATAAAGACCCGACAGCAGAGAAGGCTGTAAGGAAAGTCATGCACCTGCCGCCGCGGATCTGGTCCATCGTGAAGCTGATCCGCACGATCGTCGGGATGTTCGACTATCGGCTGGCCAATATCTCTATAAAGGACCCGGTGACCGGGAAGACCTTCAACTGGGAGGAGTGACATGAAAAAACTGATAGCAGCAGTGCTGACAGCTGTCATAATCACAGGCTGCGGGGCAGTTGAGATCGACGGCGATACACTGACGCCGGCTCAAAGACCGGCTCCGGAATGCGAAGCGGAGTTGTATGGCTGTGAAGCGATCGGACCGGGGGAGGTCATGCCCGAGCCGGCAACGGAGCAGGAGGTACCAAAAACAAAGCAGACAGAGGCTATAACGTCAGAAAACGACGCCGAAGCGGATGAAGCTGCCCAAGAAGCGAAGCAGACAGAGTTTTTGGATACAGAGAACGAGCCTGAGGCAGAGGAGGTATCGGATGAACCGGAAGCAGAGGAGGGAAGCCCTGAAAGAGCTGAAAATGACGGAGAAGGAGATCCTGAGGAAGGGCGGACAGCCGAGCCAGTTCCTGAAAGAGAAGATCCGGAGCCTGGACCGTCCATGCACCTGTGGGGAACCTGCACCATTACCTTCTACTGCCCCTGCGGCCAGTGCTGCGGAGCCTGGGCAGGAGGAGCAACAGCCAGCGGCACCACTCCGACAGCCGGAAGAACAGTCGCGGCAGACCTGCCTTTTGGTACACGGCTGATGATCGAGGGGAACGAATACGTGGTCGAGGACCGCGGAGTAGGCGGCATGTGGGTCGACATCTTTGTGAACGGCCATCAGGAGGCGCTCGATCTCGGCATGTATCAGACAGAGGTCTATATCATCGATTAAAAAAAGTGCAGCCGACCACAGAGGCTGGGAGACGTCTATTGGGTGATTCGTCCGGTTTAGGGCGAAAAATTATCGCATGGATGCCATTGCCAGAACCGTATAAGGGGGGGGACAGGAATGAGCGATCTAACCCAAAACGAGGCTTTCGCTATAGCGGAATTTATAGACATGAACATCTTTCAAGCCATCCGCAATGACGAGGATTGGGACAGCTTTCAGAATCTCAGAAACTTAATTCACGGTTATGAAAAGTGTTGCAAGTTGAGCGGCTACGTGGGCTTGTCAGATGAGAGGGGGAACAGAAATGAGACTGATTGACGCTGATGCACTGATAGAAGACATTGACGGAGATTTAACTGATAGCATTGCGGAAGGTAGAGCGATTGAAAAAATTATGAACGCTCCGACCATCGAGCCGAAGAAGGGGAAGTGGATTTACAAGAGGGACTTAAAGCAATTCTTCTGTGATCAGTGCGGATGCCCGTCACTTACTGATGATGATCGTTACATTTACGGCATGGATTTGCCTAACTTTTGTGAGGACTGCGGAGCAGATATGAGAGGTGATAACCATGAGACTGATAGAAGCTGATGCTCTGATAGAAGCTCTCGACAGTTTTATTTTGGACGAGACGACCGATGTGCACGGTGATACCGTGAGGGAAATTCTGGAGCGGCTACCGACCATTGAGGAGCGCAAGACGGGGAAGTGGTATAAGCCAAATGGTGTTTTGCCGCCAGAACATTTCGGAAGACATCGGTGCTCCATATGCGATGCATTTGCAATGCATGATTGGAAACATCACCGAGAGCAACTGACAAACTACTGCCCGAACTGCGGATCATATATGCGAGGTGATAAGCATGAGACTAATTGATGCCGACGCGCTAAGGGACAATTTACAAGCCCTTGCCTATGATGACTGGAATCAGGGCGTGACGACATCATGGGCAGACGCATATAGCGAAGTGGCTGATATGGTCGAGACGATGCCGACCATCGAGCGCAAGACGGGCATGTGGCTGGGATCCGGAGCTGATGGAGACGGCACTCAATGTGATCCGACTCAGACAGAAAGCCAAGAAGAGAAAGAAGGGACATGACCATAAAGAAATCACAGTACGAGAACCTGAAGCTGATCATGGAAATCAAAAGCTGGGCGCGGCTGATCACGCAGGCCGGCTTCAGGATCAGATTTGTACCGGCAGATTATGAGTATCCAGGGGAGTATCTGGATGCCAGAGACAAGGAGTGATGCGCTTTGGACAAATCTCAGCTGAGACAATACCGAATGCTTTTGCGGGAGAGGGACGAGCTGGCTCGGAAGATTGAGAAGCTCTACCAGCGGATCGAGCAGCTGCCGGATGTCTATGACAAGGTGCAGGCTTCCCAAGACGAGTTCCCGTTCGTTGAGATCCACATTCCGGTTAAGGCAAAGCCGCCAAGGGAAGCCGCCCAGATCAACCACCTGATCCATCTGCAGGAAAAGCGTAAGGCAGAGGCCATCCGGGCTTTGATCGAGATCGAGGAGTACATCCAGACGATCGAGGACAGTGAAGACCGTCAGATCTTCGAGATGATCTTCCTGGACGGGATGACGTATCGCGAAGTCGGCGAGGCGCTGCATATGGATTACAGCTGGATATCAAGACGGATCACACGGCAGCTTCAAAAAGCAACAAAAGCAACAAAATAGCCTGCTATAATTAAACTGACCAAAGTAGAAGATCCATACGACATGAGTCTCCTTGGGAAAGGCGCTCGCACAGGCGGGCGTCTTTTCTTGTGTGTAAAAAATGAGAGAAACAGTTAAACAATCAGATGTCTTTGCGGAGCTGGCTTATGAGGTCATCAGTGAACATAAAGACCTTGAGAAACTGCGAGAAGTCTCCTTCGGAGTCCTTATTTCGGATAAGCCGAAAAAGAGCAAGAGAAGAGTGATCTTCGCCGAGTGCCACAAGGTGCCGGATCTCTATAAGGCCTACGTACCTCATGAGTTCCTGATCGTAGTTTATGAGCCGAATGTCGCGACGCTCTCGCAGGATCAGCTTAAGATCCTCATGCATCACGAGCTGCTTCACATCGGGATCTCAGACACCGGAGAACCTTACATCGTTCCGCATGACATCGAGGAGTTCAGGTCGATCATAGACATGTACGGCCTCGACTGGGCGATGTGAGATGAGAGCGAAGTACGAGCGATGGAAAACCAAAGAGGGCAGGATCCTCCTTGAGGGCTGGGCCCGTGACGGTCTGACGGATGAGCAGATCGCCAAAAATATGGGCATCAACGTTTCCACACTCTACCGATGGAAAGATGCTCATCGCGAGATTTGCGAGGCCCTAAAAAAGGGAAAAGATGTTGCCGATTTCGAGGTCGAGAACGCGCTCTTCCGTGAAGCACTCCGCGGGAATACGACAGCGCAGATCTTCTGGCTGAAGAACCGCCGTCCCGACCGATGGAGAGACAAGCAGGAGATCGGGGTCAGGACGGATCCGCCGGTCGTGATAAGAGGTTATGATGATATCGCCGATTGAGATCAGCCTGCCGGAGATCGTCGGCAAAGGCTACGGCCGATTCTGGAAGAGCCGGGCCCGCTACCGCGTCTGCAAAGGCAGCAGGGCCTCAAAGAAATCGAAGACGACGGCCCTCTGGATCATTGCCAGCATGATGGCCTATCCGGGCAGCAATACGCTGGTTGTCAGAAAAGTCTACCGGACGCTCAAGGACAGCTGCTACACGGATCTCAAGTGGGCCGTCCACAGGTTGAAGGCAGACGCCTGGTGGGAGTTCAAGGAGTCCCCGCTCGAGGCGTCCTACACGGCGCCTGGCGGCCGGCAGCAGAAGATCTACTTCCGGGGGCTTGACGACCCGCTCAAGATTGCCTCGATCGCAGTTGAAGACGGCTCTCTGTGCTGGATGTGGATCGAGGAAGCCTACGAGATCATGAAAGAGGCCGACTTTGACATGCTCGATGAGTCGATCAGGGGCGAAGTCGCGGACGGTCTCTTTAAACAGATAACTTTAACATTTAACCCATGGAACGAGCATCACTGGCTGAAGGCTCGTTTTTTTGATGCTCCGGATGACCAGACGCTCGCGATAACGACGGACTACCGCTGCAACGAGTGGCTGGACGAGTCAGACCGCCGACTCTTTGAGGACATGAAGGTCCGTAACCCGCGGCGCTACCAGGTGGCCGGCTGCGGTGAGTGGGGCATCGTCGAGGGGCTGATCTACGAGAACTGGCGCGAGGAGGCGTTTGCGATCGAGGATATCCGAACCCGGTACGGCGACCTGCAGGCGGCTTTCGGCCTCGACTACGGGTACACGAACGACCCGACAGCGCTCTTTGCCGGTTATGTGAGCTTGTCGGACAGGAAGATCTTCGTTCATGATGAGCTGTACAAAAAAGGTTTGTCCAACCGTGCCATCTATCAGGAAATCATCCGTCTCGGCTACGGCAAGGAGCGGATCACAGGAGACTCGGCAGAGCCCAAGAGCAACGATGAGTTGAAGAGCTACGGCCTGCATGTTACTGGGGCAAAGAAAGGGCCTGATTCGATCAAGAACGGCATCCAGTGGATCCAGGACTTCGAGATCATCGTTCATCCGAGGTGCGTGAACTTCCTGACGGAGATCAGCAACTACACCTGGGATAAGGACCGCTTCGGCAATAAGCTCAACGTTCCTGTGGATGATTTCAACCATCTCATGGACGCCATGAGATACGGCCTCGAGCGATTCATCATAGACAGGAAAGCGAAGATAAAGACCTTCGCAGGAGGCATATAAATGCACAAATCAAAAAGACCATACAAACTGCCGGTGCCGCTGACATGTGACGCGGAAAAGGTCGAGGCCGGGATCTCGATGGAGCTGGTCGACGAATACATCCGGATCCATGAAGAACGGTTCCCGAGATATCTGTATCTAGAAGCCCTCTACAACGGGTTCCACGATGTCTTCAAGGAACCGGAGAAGGAAAACTGGAAGCCGGACAACCGCCTGGCCGTGAACTTCCCACGTTATATCACAGAGACGTTCCGGGGATACGGCTACGGCGTCCCGATCAAGGTGAGCTGCACGGACGAAGCGTTCGAGGAAGCCATCGGCAGGTTCGAAGACAGGAACGATATCAACGACCATCGATCCGAGATGGTAAAGATGTGCTGCGTCTACGGGCACGCTTTTGAGTTCTTTTACCAGAACGAAGAGAGCGAGACCAGAGTCGTCGCCGAGAAGCCGGTCAACCTGTTCTGCGTTTACGATGACACGATGCGCAGACGGGCCCTGTTTGCTGTCCGCTACGGTTATCACACTGACAGCCGGGGCATGAAGCAGAAGCGCTACGGCGAGATTCTGACGCGTGATGAGATTATTCCCTTCGAGGCATCAAACAAGCTGGAAGCGCAGCTGAACCCGTACGGCAAGATCCCGGTCGTGGAATGGGTCCTCAATGAGGAACGGATGGGCGTCTACGAGTCCGTGGCCGGCCTGATCGAAGCCTACAACCACACGATCGGCGAGAAGGCCAACGATGTCGACGCCTTTGCAGAGGCTTATCTGGCAGTGCTGGGTGCGGAGCTCGATGAAGACGGCATCTACAAGATCCGCGACAACCGGATCATCAATCTCTACGGGACGGATGACGCAAAAGACATCCTTGTGCAGTTCCTCCAGAAGCCGACAGCTGACGGGACGCAGGAGAACCTGTTGAACCGTCTGGAGAACCTGATCTACCAGACATCGATGGTTGCGAATATATCGGATGAGTCCTTCGGGAATGCCACCTCTGGCACGGCCCTGGCTTACAAGCTGCAGGCCATGAGCAACATGGCCCTGACATTTGACCGGAAGATTGAGAAGTCCCTGCGCAAGGGCTTTAAGATTTTCTGCACGCTGTCAACGAACACCCCGAACAAAGAAGCCTGGAAAGACATTGACGTCGTCTTCACACGGAACCTGCCGAAAAACCGGCTTGAAGAGGCGCAGACAGCCCAGGCAGTCGACGGGATCGTGTCTCATGAGACGCAGCTCAGTCTGCTGTCGTTTGTGCCGGATCCGAAGGAGGAGCTTGAGAAAGTCGACGGGGAGAGTAACGAGCGGATGGATGCCGTTCTGAGCAGGACATATGGCAAGGAAAGATTACTGGACGAAACGGGAAGCGGAGCACCAGCGGAAGCGGATCCGGGACGAGAAGGCGTATAACGCTGAGATCCGGAAGATCTATGAGAACATGGCAGACATTGCCACGAAGGAGATCAACGGGTTCTATTCCCGTTACGCCTCGAAGGAAGGCATAACACTTGCAGAGGCAAAGCGTCGGATCTCTACAGCCGATATCGCTGAGTACGCGAAGAAGGCCGAGAAGTATGTGCCGGCCAAGGACCTGTCCGACAAGGCCAACGAGGAGATGCGTCTCTACAACGCCATGATGAGCATCAACCGTCTGGAGATGCTGAAGTCGAGCATCGGCCTGGGCATGGTCGACGGGTTCGATGAGCTGGATCAGACGATGAGGGAGCACCTGACAGATGCTGCGGAAGAAGAATTCGTGCGGCAGGCAGGGATCCTCGGCGGGACCGTCAGAAACCCGAGAGAAGCTGCCAGCACGATTGTCAACTCATCCTTCCATAACGCGACCTTCTCGCAGCGTATCTGGATGCACCAGGGCATGCTCCGGAGCGAGCTGGACGAGGTCCTGCAGGAGGGACTGATCAAAGGTGAGAGCTCCCTGAAACTTGCCAGACATATCCAGAAGGTCTTCGGAGCCTCTCAGAAGGACGCAGAGCGCCTCATGCGGACTGAGATGAGCCGCGTCTATACAGAAGCTCAGAAGGAGTCCTACGAAGAGAACGGCTACGATGAGTATACGTATATTGCTCTGGGTGATGCCTGTGACATCTGCGCTCCGCTTGATGGTAAGCACTTCAAAGTGAAGCAGATGCAGGTCGGTCAGAACGCACCGCCCATGCATCCGAATTGCCGGTGCAGTACTGCGCCGTGGATGGATAGAAACAGTTTGACGAGAGAAACGCAAAGTTCTGCTGTTGATGAAGATGATGTATATGATGACGTAGGAGAAAGAGAAAGGCTACTAAGAAGGTATCATAATACCGTACAATTACAGGCATTGGACGCTCCAGATTTCGTTGACAAATTCCGTGGAATTACAGGCATAAAAGAAGTAGATGAGTCTATTTACAACAGTGCAGTTGAAATTCTTAAGCACCGAAATGGAACTGTTCATGAAGACTTATATTTGATTAATGCAAAAACAGGGGACCTTCTTCATAGTTTAACAACTTGTGACTTAAGAAACGAGGTAAAGCATGATGATAAAACACGTGCTGTTATAAAAGAAGCACACGAGAAAAAATTTGAGATTATTGCAATTCATAACCACCCTAGCGGGTTGCCGCCATCTCTTGATGATGGCGTTTCTGCCTTTGATAATGGGTTTATCAAGGGCGTGGCTGTTGGACATAATTTAGAGGTGTATACTTATAGCGCCACAAACAAACATTATGAAAAAGAAGAATGCGACGCTGCTCACAATGCATTGAACGAAAAATTAGGATTAAGCTTTGAATTTGATGAGGAACAATGGTATAATATGCTTAGAAATTCTGGCATGGAGGTTGAGCGGAGATGGGTAAAGACAATCCCGTTTACGAATACGATAACTACGTAATTCCTCCGTATGATCCGACAATTTCGGACGAGGAAAGAGAACGGTTAATAAAAGAAGCAGAAAAGAACTATGAAGAAACAATGAGACGTATTTTTGGCGCAAAAGGCTAAATACGAGGTATTGTTATGTCATTTAGCACCCCGCGTGGGTGCTTTTATTATGCTCAAAAAAGGAGAAAAGCATATGTGTGATGTGGAATGCAAGTGTAACGCAGATGATAGACTTGAATCGATCAAAGAGAAACTTCAGTCTCTGCCGGCAGAGGAGCTCTTTAATACAGCCGTCAAGCTCAGTATGGAGAATCAGGAACTGCAGGCCAAGAACGCCTATCAGGATCGGGAGCTCCGTGAAGCAGCTGGAGACCGTGAGAGGGCTTACCTGAACGGGAAGATCGATGGGTTGAAATTCGGCCTCCGTTGCACAGGCGTCTCGGGCGGAGAGGTTACACACGAATGATCGAGATCACCGTCCGCCCTGACCACGTCACGGTCAACGGACACGCGCGGCATGGACCGCCCGGCGAGGACATCGTCTGCGCAGCAGTATCGGCTTTGACGCAGACCCTTGCGGAGTCCTTGAGGGCGCTGACGGCCGACGCGGTGCGGATCGTCGAGGACAACGGATATAGATCCATCTGGTACAGGAATCTGTCAGAGAGCGGAAAGCTCCTGGTGGATTCTTTTTTTATCGGCATTTGCGGGATCGCCGACAGCTATCCCGAGTGCATAAAGATTCTATAGGTGAATGGCGTGGGGCTGAGGCAATGCGCTGGGCACGGAAAAAGGAGAAAAAAGAATGAAGCACATGAACCTGAGACGATTTAACCTGCAGCTGTTCGCAGAAGGTGAAGAAGGCGGGGCCGAAGAAAACGGCAATGCTTCCGGCGCTGAAGGCGAAGAGGGAAAGGAAGATGACGACTTCGACACCTTCCTGAAGAACGGCGACCATCAGGCGGAGTTCGACCGCCGGGTGGCGAAGGCACTGGAGACACAGAAGTCAAAGCTCGATGCGGCGCACAAGTCGGCCCTCGCCACGGCCAGGACTGAGGCGGAGAAGCTGGCGAAGATGAACGCCGAGCAGAAGGAGCAGTACGAGATCGACCAGCTCCGCAAGGAGAATGAGGAGCTTAAAGCCGCTCAGGCGCGTGCCGAGCTGGCCCGGACAGCCTCGCAGCTCCTCAAGGAGAGTCAGATCGACGCGACGACGGATATCCTCGACTTTGTGGTCGGCTCCGATGCTGAGAGCACACAGGCGAACATCGCCAAGTTCGTGGGGATCATTCAGGCACAGGTCAAGGCGGCAGAGGTCGCCAGGGCCACAGGAAAGACACCAAAAAGCTACAAAGGAGAGAGCAAGGAGCTGTCCGAGATGGATAAGCGAATTGCCAAGTACAAGAAATAAGAGGAGTAACCATCATGAGAAAAAGAACAATCAACCTTCAGCATTTCGCCCAGGGCGACAACAACGATCAGGCTGCACGCAGCTATTCCAAACAGTTCAAAGAACTTCTGCAGGCCGTTTTCGGTGCACAGAGCTATTTCGGCGACTTCTTCGCTGGCGGCCTTGAGGCGATCGACGGCATCCAGCACAAGGACACGGCCTTCTCGGTCAAAACGTCCGACGTGGCGTGTGTCGTGACTAAAGGCAGTCTTGCAGCTGGCGGCACTCCGGCTTATAACACCGGCGCGAACGTTGCTTTTGGCACAGGCACAGGAAGCACGAGCCGCTTTGGCAATCGTACCGAGATCATCTATGCGGATACCGATGTCCCGTATACCTGGGACTGGGTCATCCATGAAGGTATCGACCGCCACACAGTGAACAACAGCCTTGAAAGTGCTGTCGCAGACCGACTTGAACTGCAGGCCCGTGCAAAGACGCAGATGTTCAATGCGCAGCATGGCGCTTTCATTTCGGCTTCTGCCGGCGAGACGATCAATAAGACCGCTGCCATTACGGCCAGCAACGTCGGTGACGTCTTCAATGAACTGCATAAATATTTTGTGAACATCGGGGCTGTCGGCACAAAGGTCGCTAAGGTCACTCCGGACATCTACAGTGCGATCGTCGATTCCGGCCTTATGGTCACGTCGAAGAATGGCACTGTCTCCGAGGACGATCAGGCAGTTGAGAAGTTCAAAGGTTTTGTGATCGAGGAGATCCCGGAAGAGCTGTTCCAGAGCACCTCAACAACAAGCGAAGGCACGACCACAACTGTTGCTGATCAGATCTACGCCTACATCACAGGCGTCGGCAAGGCTTTTACCGGTATCGAGACGGCCAGAACGATCGAGTCCGAAGACTTCGACGGCGTTGCCCTTCAGGGCGCTGGTAAAGCCGGTGAGTGGATCCTCAACGATAACAAGGCGGCTGTCGCCAAGGTCACGCTGACGACAAGTACGGGTGCTTGATAGGAGGTGCTCATGTATATCGTAAAGCATTTCTTTACGGATCTGCAGGACAAAGGGCACGCATACAATCCCGGCGATATTTATCCGAGAGAGGGTCTTAAGCCCTCTCAGGATAGGATCACCGAGCTCAAGAGCGATACAAATCGCCAGGGCAAAGCGCTGATCATGGAGGTCGAAGTTAAAAAAACGACTCCAAAGAAACCTGCAGCTAAGAAGGCAGTGAAAAAGCCTGCCGATAAGTAGGAGGGGCCATGGAAACAATCAAGACACTGCTGGGGCTGACAGACGATACACAGGACAGTCTCATTACGGCAATCATGGATTTGACGGAAAGCCGCTTAAAGAACCTTCTCGGCGGTGTCGGTGCGATTCCTGAGGCACTTTCCTATATCGTCACAGAGGTGTCGATCCGGCGATTCAACCGTGTGGGTTCCGAAGGCCTGCAGTCTCACTCTGTAGAGGGCGAGACGATGACATGGCCGGACGATGACTTCAAGCCGTTCATGGACGATATCCAGGCGTGGCTGGACGAGAACCAGGACGACGCCTCGACCAACCGGGGCAGGGTGAGGTTTATATGAGATACGACAAGACGATCTATTTCGTCACGGCAGGAGCCAAAGTCTATGATGAGTCTACCGGCGATTATTCGCGGGCAGAGCCGACAAGGGAACCGTGTCCGGCATCCGTCATTGACACGAGGGCCGAGACAATGACTCTGATCTACGGAAAGATCCGTCAGGGGAGCCTTACGATCCATATCCGGAATCATCACGGAATGGACTTCGACTGGATCGAGTACAAAGGCAAGAAGTATTCGGTTGATTACGTCAGGCATCTGCGGACCAAGGACACTTATGTTGTGTCGGAGGTGCTTTGAGATGGGCTCGAAATGCAAGATCGAACTGCAGGGGACAAAGGCTTTGCTGGATGCGCTGAAGAGCGGCGAAAAGATCGAGAGAGTCAAGCGTGCTGTCAAACAGAATGGAGCCGAGCTTAATGAAAGGATGCAGCGTCAGACGGAAACGGCTTATACAAAAGGGTACAGCGTCGGTGATACGCGCAAGAGCATTCGAACGACCATTAGGAATGGCGGCATGGCTGCTGAGGTCGGTCCGACGACGAACTATTCCCCGTACGTAGAGTACGGCACCAGATTTATGGATGCGGAGCCGGTTGTACGGCCGGCCATCCAGGCGCAGAAGGATCAGTTCATAAGAGATATCGAAGAGGCTATTAAATAATGGATCCGCAGCAGGAATTATTCACATGGTTAAAACTTCATATCGAAGAGGCCGGCTACGACGTTTATGATGGCCCGCTGCCTCCTGACGGAACACCGTACCCATTTGTTTATCTCGGTGAGTCACAGCAGGTCGACGATGCCAACAAAAATGCTGTCTTCGGCACTGTTTACCAGATGATCCATGTCTGGCACGACTCTCCCGAGAAGCGTGGAACGCTGTCCCGGATCCTGCTTGATATCAAACAGGTATGCCGCCAGATCGCAGAAGCAGAAAACTTTAACTGGTACGTGAGGTCAATCGACCAGCAGATCCGTGAGGATCCCACGACCAGGACTCCGTTGCTACATGGCATTCTGAATGTTGAATTCAGGTTTAGTTGAAGGAAGGAAAAACAACATGAGAAAATTTGATTTGCAGATCTTTGCCGCTGATGTCATTCAGGGCAAGAAGATCGTGTATCTGTACCGCGTCAAAGAAGATGAAGCGACTCTCAACGGGGCCATTATGGCGTTTACCACAGAAAACGAGCGCACTAAATCCAAAGACGCGGATACAACGCAGACCAAGGATGGGCCGATCCGCACACCGGGCACGTTAGAGCAGGAGATCACGGCCACAGCTATCCTGACCAAAGGAAGCGAATTGATCCCGAAGCTGGAAGCTGCACTCGATGAGGATAAGCTTATCGAGATCTGGGAGGCCAACCTTGCCGAACCGGTTCAGAATCAGCAGAACCAGTTCAAGGGTAAGTATTTCCAGGGGTATCTGACAGAACTCAGCTATTCCTCCAATGCTGAAGATATGGTTGAGGTGTCGACTACCTTCGGCATCAACGGCAAAGGTGCTGACGGTAATGTGACCGTCACAGCTGAACAACAGGACATCGCGAATTACGTCTTCAGAGACACGGCAAAGACCGGGGCTTAATGCTCCGGTTTTTGTTTTTGAAGGAGGTTTTTAATGTTTGAACTGACGATCAATGCCACTGTTTACAGTTTTAATTTCGGTTTTGGCTTTATCAGGGAGATGGATCAGAAGGTCGTAGGTAAGGCTGACCAGAATGGCGTAAGAAACAATATGGGCCTTCAGTACACATTTGCCAGGGTCGCCGACCTCAATCCGGATGCGATCATTGATGTGCTCGATTGCGGAAACAAATATGCCGGCGAGCCCAGGGTGACAAGGGCTATGCTTGAAGAGTATCTGCAGAGCGAATTCGTGGATGTTGAGACGCTGTCGAAGGATCTGCTGGATTTTTTCAGAAAGACCAATACCACGAAGGGGACGATGAAGACGATCGACAAGATCCTCGGAATGAACGAGGAACAGAAAGCGAAGCTCATGGCCGAAAGCAAATAAGTGAGATCTACGAGGATATTGCTGTTGACTGCTTCCGGTATTTGGGCTGCCGGTCTCTTGCGGAAGTTGATCGGATGACGCCACGAGAGTACCAGCTTTTAATGAAGGCCCATAACCTGCGGACCGTGGATCGGAAGTACTGGATCCATATGGCTGCCTATCAGAACTTCCGGGCGACCGGAATGAAACCTGCCGGCAAGAAGAAGCAGGTGCCGATCTACAAAACGTTTAAGAGCTTCTTTGATTATGAATCTGAGCTGAAAAGTGTCTCCAGGAAGAAAAAGAAGAGCATTTTTGACGGCATAAGTAAGGTGATAAAGCATGAGTGATTATCCGGTATCAGCAATCCTGTCCGCGGTAGACAAGGGGTTTACATCTACCCTTGACGCCGCTTCCGGTGCTGTCAGCGATTTTGAGAGCACGACATCGAAGATCGGGAAGGGCATGACAAGTGTCGGCAATGTGATGACAGCCGGCATCACGACCCCGGTAGTGGCTCTTGGTACAGCTGCTGCCAAAACTGCCACAGACTTTAACAGTGCTATGGCCAAGGTGTCAACGATCGCGAATACAGACGCTTCCAAAGGCGGAAAAAGCATCGAAGACTTTAAGAAAGAAATAATAAGCCTTTCTGAGGAAACCGGTATTGCCGCATCTGACATTGCCAATAATGTATACGATGCGATCTCCGCCGGGCAGGATACGGCTGACGCTGTTAGTTTTGTTTCCAATGCGACAAAGCTGGCAAAAGCCGGTTTCACTTCTTCAGAATCAGCCCTTGATATTCTGACAACAGCAATGAATGCTTATGGCCTGGAGGCAGAGGATGTCACTAAGGTATCGGATATTCTGATCAGCACACAGAATTTGGGAAAAACAACCGTTGATCAGCTCGCATCTTCAATGGGCAAGGTTATCCCTACGGCAAAAGCAAACGGAGTCCAGCTTGAAGACCTGGCTGGCTGCTATGCCGTCATGACTTCTAATGGTATTGCGACAGCTGAAACAACGACATATCTCAACTCCATGCTTAACGAACTCGGCAAACAGGGGACGACAGCAGCGGATGCTTTTGCCAAAGGGACAGAGCACATCAAAGAAGGCGGCTTAACAATGGCCGAAGCTATGGAGCAGGGCTGGGAACTGACTGACATTTTATCAATCCTTGATGAACAGGCGGCAGAGAGCGGTACCTCCATCGGAAACATGTTTGGATCCGCAGAGGCCGGTAAAGCTGCAACGGTCCTCTGGGATAATGCTTCTAAACTTAATGATGCTGTTGATGCCATGGGAGAATCTGCTAAAGCGACGGAGACAGCTTTCGCCAAAATGGACAATACGACGGAAGCTTCCCTGGAGAAAATGAAGAACTCGGCCATCAATTCACTTATCGCAATCGGGGACACGATTCTGCCGGTCGTCGTCCCTGCTGTCACAACGCTTACGGAAAAGATCCAGAAACTGACAGAGTGGTTTGGAAATCTCAGCCCGGAAACACAGAGCATGATCCTTAAGATTGCTGCCGTCGCGGCCGCTGCCGGCCCGGTGCTGGCAATCGGCGGGAAAGCCGTAACGCTTCTCGGCGGGATAGGGTCAAAGGTCGGCGGACTTCTGACTCCGGTTGGCGGACTGACGGGAAAACTCACAGAGATGAAACCGGCCGCAACAGGCGGATCATCCGCATTACAGGCGCTCTCCAAAAACGCTGTCGGTCTTGTTGCACTTGGTGCTGCGATCCTCATGATCAGCGCTGGGTTCTGGATCCTGAGCCAGGCTGCAATCGGCCTGGCAAATGCCGGCCCGGGTGCCATAGGCGTGATGTTCGGCCTCGTCGGTGCCGTAGCGGCACTGGCTTTTGCTATGGTTGCTATGATTCAGGTTCTGGCACCGATGGCTCCCCAGATGGCAGCAGTCTCTGTTGGCCTGCTGGCGATGGGCGCAGCTGTCGTATTGATCGCGGCAGGCTTCTGGATCCTGGCTCAAGCTTCGACTCAGGTGGCGGCATCAGGAAATACCGCTATCGCGGTTATGTTTGGTATGATCGGCGCGATAGCCGGCCTTATGGCTGTCGCTGCACTGCTTGGACCGATCCTGACGGCAGGCGCAGTCGGATTCCTCGCTTTTGGAGCTGCAATCCTCATGGTAGGAACCGGGGCCCTTATGGCTGCGGCAGGTCTAACCATTGTCTCGGGGGCGTTGCCTGGTTTGACGAGATATGGGGCAAGTAGCTCAGCTGCCATACTCAAACTCAGCACGTCGATTCTGGCGCTGTCCGGAAGCGCAGTTGCGGCCGGTGCCGCAGCCGTTGTTCTGGGAGGCGGATTGATTGTGCTCGGCGCAGGAGCCCTTACCGGGTCTGTGGGCATGGCGGCTTTTGCAGTTGCGGTAACAGCCGCAGCGGCTGGAACCGCCTTACTGGAGGCGGGACTGCTCATCGTTGGCAGTTCGATGTCTTCAATCGCAAAGAATGCCGGCAAGGCTGAAAGCTCATTATCCAATATGGAGACGGCAGTTAATGTCGTATCGGCCGGTTTGAAAAAGCTGGGAGATCTCGCAGGTTCGGCCGTCAAAGGCATCGTCTCCGCTTTTAATAAAGGTGAAGGTGATGCGAAAACTGCAGCGGGAAGGATCTCGACGGGTGTTGAGGCCGGACTGAAGACCGGCATGAATAAGGTTCCCGCAGTGGCCGCTATGGCTATGATGCTATTTGCCAGTACGATTACTTCGTCCGGCAGGATAGCCGTTATGTCCGCAAACAGTACTGGCAATCAGATCGTTGCGATACTTCAAAGCAGTTCCAATGGAGCGTATAATGCCGGCACCATGATCGGGCTGGGCCTTGCACGTGGTATGGATGCTGCAAGAGGAACTGTTATGGCCTCAGCTGCTGCACTGGCTGCAGCATCTCATCAGGCAATTGTCGCAAAGGCAAAAATCGGTTCTCCTTCACGTGTTGAAGAAAAGGATGGCGGATACATCGGCCTGGGCCTTGCAAAAGGTCTGGAAAAGAAGAAAGAAGACGTCTGGGCGGCTATGCAGTCCTTGTACCGTATTCCTTCAGCATCGCTTCCTGTTGATGATATCGGTCTGTCAGATGACTATTCATACGGCTCAAATAAACCGATAGTAGTCGAGAGTGTTATTGAAATCGATAAACGTGAACTTGGAAGAGTCATGGTTGCCACGAATGAAGCAGAACTGAACCGAAAGAATCGATACGACAGCAGAAGGATCGGAGTGAGATAATGTACAACTTTATCGATACGACAGGGCAGTCACAGGCGGCTTCTCTGCCGTCTGAAGCTATGAGTTACAACGGAGTCTATCTCGAAAACGAGATCCCCGGATATAGGACTCTCAGCGTCAGTGGCCGTGAATCCATTGAGCTGGAGATCAGGGAGAATGAACCGTCAAATCGTGATGGCAATGATTACCTTGGACGCCGCTATCGCCCGCGTACGATTACGGTAACTTATCAGCTCATAGCGTCGAGTGATACAGCTTTTCGAAATGCTTATAATAAACTGCTCGGCCTGCTCAGTCATGAACAGGTCGAGATTCTTTTTGCGGATGAGCCGGATAAATACTTCATCGGTACAAAGACGCGTTTATCGGACCCTCCCGAAGGAACCAATTCGGTTGTCGGAAAGATCGAGATCTATTGCGCCAATCCGTTCAAGTATTCCGTCCAAGAATACACTGCTACTGCTGAAAACGGTGAGTTCGCCCTGAACTATGACGGTACCTATAAGTGCTATCCGACGATCAAGGCGACTGCCGCGTCGGATCTTGGATATGTAAGCTTCGTCGACGCGGACGGCCACGTCCTGCAGGTCGGGGATCCGGAGGAGCTCGACGTCGGGAATATCCCGAAAATGGAGACGCTTATCTGGGATATCTTCAGTACAGAAGACAAGCTCGGCAGCTGGACGAACAATAACGCGACCCTTGAGAGCGACATCTCTTCCTACCGGCAGCAGGGTTCTGTCAAGAAGACGACCCACGGCATGGAGGTCAGCAGCTTCAGCACACAGAGAGACGTGCGGTTCGGCCCGTCAAAGACGAAGGCTGTCCCTGCGGACTCAGCCGGGCATGTCGGAGCGGCTAACTGCTATTTCCACTTTTACCTCGATATGTATGCCGCCAGCGCCAAGATGGCCCAGGAGGTCATTGCAGAGTTGACGGGGACGGTGAACGGCACAAAGACGGTCATCGCCTCTATACATGTCACGAAGAGCGGGACCGGAAGCTTCGACGGCAATATCTACTTCTACGTCATGGGGAAGCAGAAGAAGAAAATCACCTGGAATGCCGCTGCCAACAATAAGTGGTTCGGGCAGGAGGGCTATGGCGAATGCGTCATCCGGAAGGACGGCGATAAGTTCACATTCTCTGTCTATAACGAAGCGACCTTCGAGACCCGCGTCGCCGGCACGGAAGACTACGAAGTGACGGAGGTGTCATTCTTCTTCAACAAAAAGAAGGACATCCCGGCCGTCACGCTCTGCGCGGTCGACAGCGTGATCTTCAACTCGTACAGTGTGGCTGACTGGAAGGACGTGCCGAATAAGTTCAAGACCGGCGACGTGATCGCCTGCAACTGTGCTTCCGGCACGATCGCTGTCAACGACGTTGCGCAGTACGGTCTTGGCGCTCTCGGGAATGACTGGGAGACGTTCTGCCTGACTCCGGGCGTCAACTCGATCAAATGCCTCTATTCTGACTGGGCGGCGACAGCGCCCACGTTCACCCTGACCTATCGAAAGGTATACCTATGATCATCTATTTTGCCAACCGTTTTATGACCATTCTCGGCATGGCGTCGACTGACCTGCCGGATGGCTTCATGCTCAGGCATGATGCTAAGAAGATCGACATCGACAGCGGTGTTGCCTCATTCGAGATGGAGCTCGTCTACAGTGATGACACCCATCTTAAAGCCAAGGATCTTTGTGCAGCTGGGAATTACATTCTCCGCTATAACAACGGCGACTGCGAGTTCTATACGATCATCGATACGGAAGATGACACATCCAAGGACAGTATCTATTTGTATGCCGAGGATGCGGGACTTGACCTTCTCAACGAGATCGTGAAGCCGTATGAGGCTGCGGAAGCAAAACCGGCTGCTTTTTATATCGAGCGCTTTGTGCGCGATTCCGGATTCGAGATCGGCATCAATGAGATCGAGGACCTGTCCCGGAAGCTTGGCTGGGAAGGCGAGGCAACGGCAGCCGAGCGTGTCCGGTCTGTGGCGACTCAGTTCGGTGCGGAGATCGGCTACCGGTTCGACATTGACCGCCTGGAGATAAAACATAAGTATATCGACATCTATGCCTCCAGGGGCCGCGATACGGAGGTCGAGCTGAGGCTTGGCCGTGAGGTGAAGCGGATCGTCGAGAAGAGATCCATTGCCAATCTTGTTACGTGCCTTAGGGTCACAGGCGGTACGCCGGAAGGGCAGAACACGCCGATCAATCTGATCGGGTATTCTTACGATGACGGTGATATCTACATTGACCAGACTTACGGCGACCTCAAGAGCCGGTCAGCGCTCGAGACCTGGAGCCGGTACCTAAGTGAATCCGGTACGGGTGACGGGCATATCGTTGGCACGTATTCCTATGATACGACAAGCCGGCAGGCTCTGTGCAGCCATGCCGTAACGAACCTTAAAAAGCTATCCCAGCCGGCCATCAACTACGAGGTCGAGCTCTATTATCTGCCGTCAGAGCTTAAGATCGGCGATACGGTCCGGATCGTTGATGACAACGGCGAGCTTTACCTGTCAGCCCGTCTCCTGGAGACAGAAGAGCGGGTCACGGATGATCTGTACTTCGCGACCTTCGGGGACTTTCTGATCAAGAGCTCCGGAATCTCTGAGAAGGTAGCAGAGCTGGCCGAGATGTATGCGGATCTGGCAAAGACGCGGACGCTGTATACGTGGATCGTTTATGCGGATGATGCGGAGGGCAGCGGGATCTCAACCAGTGCCGCCGGCAAGGCGTATATCGGGATCGCGGCTAATCGCGTCGTAGCGGATCCGGATCTGTCTGACGCATCAATCTATAACTGGACACGCATCGAAGGCATCCAGGGAGCCACAGGCCCGCAGGGTCCGCAGGGAGAACAAGGAGAACAAGGCCCGAAGGGAGAAACCGGTGCTCAAGGGGCTCAAGGGCCGCAGGGGGAAGCAGGTCCGCAAGGCGCTACGGGGCCGCAGGGTGAGACAGGCCCACAGGGCGAAACAGGCGAGCAGGGTCCGAAGGGCAACACAGGCACTTCATTCCGTAATAAGGGCACATGGGCTAAATCAACGGCCTACGTCTCTAATGCAACATATATTGATGTTGTGGCCTATAACGGCAGTTCCTATGCCTGCGTGTCTTCGCATACGTCCGGCACGACATTTGACAGCACAAAGTGGACGCTCATTGCCCAGAAGGGCGAGCAGGGTATCCAGGGGACACAGGGTCCCCAGGGGATCCAGGGACCGCAGGGACCTTCCGGAGTATCCCAGTATATCCATATCAAGTATGCGGCTGTAGCAAATCCGACGGACAGCCAGATGTCCGAAGTGCCTGATAAATATATCGGCATCTGTATTAATGAAAATGCGACAGACCCGACAACTGCGTCTTCTTATACTTGGAGCCAGTTCCAGGGCGAGGATGGAGAGCAGGGAATCCAGGGCCCGACCGGCGCCGACGGTACGACTTACTATGTCCATTTTGCCTATGCCACGTCTTCGGACGGTTCCCAGGGGTTCAGCACGACACCGTTCGATGGGGCAGTCTATATCGGCACCTGCACGAATACCACGCAGGCAGACAGTACGCGGTATCAGGACTATGCCTGGAGCCGAATGAAGGGCGAGCAGGGCGAAGAAGGGCCTCAGGGCGACAAGGGCGACAAGGGAGATAAAGGAGATAAGGGTGATACAGGCAAGGCACTGACCGGCATAACCGAGTATTATGCCCGCAATAATTCTACGACGGCGCCGGCGGATTCTGCTTTTTCAACGACTGTCACAACGCCTACAGCGTCTAATAAGTATGTCTGGAATTACGAACTGCTTTCGTGGGACGACAACGGGACGTCAAGCACAACAAAGACGGCTAAGCACATCGTGGCCGTTTATGGCGACAAAGGCAGCGCGGGCAAGTCTCTGACAACTGTTACGGAGTATTACGCAAGGAATAACTCTACGACAGCACCTGCTGACAGTGCATTCTCGACATCTGTTGTGTCGCCAACTGCATCGGAGAAGTATGTCTGGAATTATGAATTACTGACGTGGGACGATAATGGCACGACATCAACAACCAGAACGGACAAACATATAGCCGCCACATATGGCGACAAGGGCGATAAAGGAGAGCAGGGGTACAGCGTCGTCGCGTATGTATCGAGAGATGGCTTTACCGAAGCCCAGTGGACAACTTACGGAACAATCGGACACAGCGCAAACTGGAGCAACACAGAAGACCTGCGGAATGGTTGCCGCATTGGCGATCTCTTTGCAGTCGTTGGCACGTCCACTGACGGCGGAAAAGCTCATACAGCCATTTACCGGTCGACCACGGACAGCGGAACTCTTCGCGGTGAGTGCATTGCACATACCTATGCAGATAAAGGTGACACTGGCGCGTCCGAAACGAACAATCTCCTTATGGACGTCTATGCCTCGTCTTTCACTAAGGTCAACGGCCCTTCAGACAGATATTTATCTGATGCGGGCAACTCGACGATCACGGGTGAGTTCATTGCTGAGAACAATCCACCGGACCCGAACGTCACACACTTATATCGTATTACCGACAGTTCCGATACGGCACTGGGGCGCGGTTATTGTTTTTACAGCGTCGATACACCACCGCTCATCGACGGTCAGACATACCGCATCGGGTGCTGGGCAAGGAAGCACGCCGGCTCTCCGCGCATACGGATCACGATATCAGGGTTCGGCAATCCATTACCATTAACGCCTGTCACAAATACGGAGTGGGCGTGGTATGAAACGACCTTTACATTTAACGAAACAGGCTCTACGTCTACCACGTATAAGCGGGCGTATTTCTATTTCTTCAACACCTCAGTCACCGGCTCGTCGCTCGATATGTGCGGATTCCGGCTGGAACTTGTGACGGATGATATTCTTGACATCAAGACGACAGCTGAAAAAGCCAAGGAAGACATTGATAATCTTGAGATCAGTGGCAGGAACCTTGTTCGCGGAACCAGCAGTGAATGGTCAAAGCTGAACCTGACCAACAAGGATAACGAATCTATCATTCTGTTTGGGAAAGGATCTCCTTATGATAGAAGCACTGGATATCTTGCTGTCAATGAGTTGGGAGTAAAAGCCGATGATACAATTCAGATAAGTTTTGACATCAAGTTCGATGATGGGACTGCCGCTACGGGGACAGAAACTAAGAATTCTATTGTACAGGGGAATATGAATGCTGGTGGTTCGACATGGGCTAGCATACCGTTTTCTTCCTATGGCGGGACCCAAAAAGCAGAAATAGAGTCTATCCTTGCAAGTGGGAAAGAGGGGCATATCTCGACTTACTTCAAGGTCCCGGCAACCTGTACAGACGGAACATATACGGGCGTCATGAACGCGAATATCCGGTTCAACTATTATTCCGGAGCTGTGTACGTCCGAAATGTCATGGTTGAAAAAGCATCGTCTCCTTCTGCGTGGAGCCCCGCGCCGGAAGATGTTGTTAAGCGTACTCAGCGGATCTATTACAGGACGTCGTCCTCAACAGCTCCAACATCAGCCTATCTGCCAACCGCATGGGTCACTGAGACTGGCAATAAGTGGGCCGCCACCAGTACGACTGTCGCCAACTGGTCGACGAAGGTAACACCGATAGCAAATGGGACAGGCGAGAACGTCACGAAGTACCTATACCTGTTTACCTGTGAACAGCGGGAAATGGCTGACGGTACGTTTGCCTATACGAACGTACTTCTTGATGACAGTACGACTGTTATCGATGGCGGCAATATCGTCACCGGTACAGTAACTGCTAACCAGCTAAACGCGCCCAGTATTAACGCATCCGGTTCGCTCACTATTGGTGCTCTTTCTGAGACTACACGGTCTGATGTGCTTAACAGTGAGATCGATGTTGGCGGGAGGAACTTACTTAAAGGAACAGCAAAGCTAACTATCGGCGGAACAGGAGGATGGGGCTCCGGAACATTCTACAAGTCAAACTCCGGAGGGAATGTTGAAAATGTTACGTTGCCGTCTACCCCTATAGCGAGTGTTACTGAAGGCGTAAAGGTCACGATTACATCAGCAAATACAACGATAGGATTTGCCCAGAGCAATGTGCCGCTTTTTAAACGCGAGATTACGCAATCTGTTTGGGTTAAAGGTACGGCCGGTGATCGTGTCCGTCTTCAGCCAATGTACTCGACCGAGGCCGGAAAACAGGAATCAGGCAGTCTGACAGTTACTATCGCAGATTCCGAATGGCATCGATATACATACACTAAGACGCCTAATTACGACCATTCGGGTGGTATTGCCTCCGGTTATGTTTATGTTTTAAGCGCTACTGTTGGGAATGTCCTCTATATCTGCGCAGACAAACTCGAATATGGCAACGTCGCTACTGACTGGACATCCGCGCCAGAGGATGTGTCAGCAGACATTAACACTGTTCAGGAGAACCTTGACAACCTGCAAGTCGGCGGAAGGAATCTCGCCTTGTGCACTAGTTCTGAGGTGTTCGATACAACGGAAACAACATCCGCTGCAATGCAGAACGTATTCTGGGAACTTTCAGATTATGGGAAAACTATTGTTAATGACCCTTCTGTAACTGAGCTGCTTTTGTCGTTCGAAGCAAAATCCACCGTTGCTGGCGTGAAGCTCGGTATGCACATAAGGACGACGGTAAGCAGTGAAATAGGCTTTAATTATTACGTGGCCAAAGCGGCAACATTAACGACGTCATGGGCCAGATATGTAATGATAATGCCGAGAAGCAGCACTGCCTATACTAATCTTTCGCGATTATGGGGAACAAAATCAGCAGTTTCCGGGGCGACTTTCTACATCCGCAACATCAAGCTCGAGATTGGCGATAAAGCTACCGACTGGACGCCTGCACCTGAAGATCAGTCTCCGCAGCCGAATCTGTCTTCATTCTTCAGCGCAACGCCTTTTAATACATCGAATCCGTACTGGCGGTTTACAAATGTCAGCAGTATCAGCAAATACACTTTCACACCGATGAAAGACGGCTGGCTGCGGGTTCAGTGCGATAATACATCTGGCACAGCCATCGTGAGGTGCGACTTCAGTCCGCCTCCGTCTCCGTTAGTCGATGAGGGCAAGTATTACACGTTCCTTGTTGAGTGCAGGAATAATAATTCGACAGGGACAGCTACCGGAACAGACCTTTATCTCGTACAGACGAACAACCGGCAGTTCTGGGGCGGTACGATATACAAGAACCTTGAAGGGAAAGGGACGTCTTCATCCGTTAACTTCATCAATGACGTTCCGGCGGGAGCCTCTATTTATACCAAGAGATATGTCAAGCTTTCAGAAGCATCAGGGTCATCCCACTGGACAAGCGGTCTGGCAAGCAATGTGGGTGGGCTTTCGGTCTTCACCGTAAGATGCGGGGTCGGAGCGACGGTAGACTGCGAAGTCCGGATCTCCGTTTATCCGGGAGAATATAAAGGACCATACGTCACTTCAGAAGAACAACAGGTGACGCAGTATATCACGTACATCGATGGCACCAACGGCATCAAAGTCCATAATGCCAATGATACAACGGATTATGTCCAGGTTAATTCTTCCAAGATTGCGATGTACCGTAATAATGTCGAGAAGATGCAACTGACCGATTCAGAGTTGAGGCTCGGCGATGGGACTAATTTCGCCAATGTCAACTCCGACGGCATGCAGGTCTACAAGAGCGGGGCGCAGGTGGCAAGTTTTGGGGAGAAAGTCGTCCTTGGCAAAAGTACCCAAACGCGTGCAGAGATAGACTATCATTCTCTTAAACTGATCGATGCTGAAGGAGATGAGTATTTCTATATTAGTGATCTGAGAGACAGCACGGGATATGCATCGTTACAGACATCATTCTTGGGTGATGGTGAGACTCAGAGTTTCGAATTGTTCTTGACGATAAGCAGTATAGAGTCGATAACCATAGACGGAAGCGAGGTGCCAAGTTCCGAATATTCATTTAGCGGAACAACGATACAATTCACAACTGTTCCGCACGGCGGAGCGGTTATCGTTGTTAACTATACGACAAACGATTCCGCTGCAAAAGCATATACTGCCGGTGTAAGAGGCGACTCAGAGAATCCGGCACCAATGAGCTTTGCCGAAGGCTACAGTACCTATGCGACAGGAGACAGCTCACACACAGAAGGTATATATTCTTATGCTGGCGGGAAGGCATCACACGCTGAAGGGGAAAACACCAGAGCCACAGGTCAGGACTCTCACGCAGAAGGGATGTTCTCTGAAGCTGACGGTTTTGCTTCACACGCTCAGAATTATTTCACAAAAGCAAAAGGATATGCCCAAACAGCTATGGGGATCTTTAATATCTCTGACAATACAAGTCTATTGATAGTCGGCAACGGAACGTCAGACCTTCACAGATCAAATGCCATGACCGTCAGCACAGAAGGTGAGGTCCTTGCTGCGAGCGGCGCTCACGGTCCCTTCTGCCAAGCCAAAGGCACAGCGTCCTCACAGGCATCCGGAACTTCCGTCACTAACATTACGCTTGCGACAAAGGCTTTGGGTTACGAACCTAATTCGGACTTCACGATTTCTTCTGGTGGCGTAAAGGTCAATCAAACCGGTGTCTACAGAGTAACCGGTTCTGCCTATATAACACCAGCAAGCGGCACGACGAGCATTGGTGTATATGTCAAAGTGGGTTCGACAGAGGAAGTTGGAGTTCTTTATCCGTCGAGCGGTACAACGGGCAAGGGCATCCAGTGCGGGCCGAAGCTAGTCAGTATCACGGCGGGGCAGATTGTGTATCTCGCGTCTCGAACGGTTTCTGCCGTAGGTACAGTAACACCTAACCATAATTCAACATATCTGCTCATCGAGCGCATAAGCTAAAACCAAACCACATAAACAACCGGCTATGCCGGCAGAAATATGGGCGACCTTAGGGCCGCCCTTTTATTAAGGAGCGGGAAATGATCGAAACTATAGTAATAGCCATCATCGGCAGCGGGGCGCTGTCGACACTGATCTCAGCCATCTTCACAGCATTCACCAACCGGAAGAGCCGGCTCACAAAGATCGAGGCGAAGCTGACGGACATCGAGGCCAACCAGAAGACTGCCGAGAAGGATGCCTTGCGGACGCAGCTTCTCATGATGATTGCGGACTATCCGGAGGAGCGGACAGAGATCCTGAAATTGGCGGAGTATTACTTCTCGGATCTGCACGGCAACTGGACGGCCACGGCGATCTTCAATGCCTGGGTGGAAAAGTACGATGTAGCAAAACCAGAATGGTTT